TAAAGAAACACACGTGGCGGTTAAAGGTGTTGGGCGAGTTGCTGACGCGTTTCAAATTCCCCCGGATACTAGAGTCTTAATACCAACTGGCCTCGTGTTTGATATACCTGAAAACCACGTAATGAAAATGTACGTACGTTCAGGCGTTGCACTAAAAAAAGGATTGACATTAGCAAATAATGTTGGTATAATAGATTCAGACTATGTGGAACAGACTTTCATTATGATGATTAATCAAACTGATAGTCTTGTTATGATTGAAAACGGTGAGAGACTGGCGCAGTGTCTTATTGAAAAGACTACAAAAATTGAAATTAATGAAACTGCTGAACCAATTGTTTCTAAGACAGATCGTGATGGAGGTTTTGGTAGTACAGGAGATTAAAATGTTAAAATACATTACTTTAGGACTACTTGCTGCGAGCTCTGCTGTGGCACAAGAACAAGGTGATATCACACGACATCCTTGTGGATCGTTTGAAGAAGCTGGAGCAATTTTAAAATCAACAGGGCAAGATATGCTTTGGAAAGGCCGCGGCACAACATTCCATATTAGCGGTGAGCAACAAACACCTGAAGTGGTATTCCATGTTAATCAGAAAACCGGTGCATGGAGTTTAGTATCGTTATATCCAGGAAACATAGCTTGTTTAGTAATGGCGGGATGGGGGTTTGAGCCTTATTCAATTCCAACAAAAAAAATTGAAAAAAAATCCCCATAACTATTGACATTTAACTAAAAAGTATTATATATAGATAGTAGACGCTCAACAGAGGTCTATTAAAATTAACTCGCTTATTTAAGGAGAACAAAAATGACTAGAACTAAATTTAATGCGGCAGCGCTAAACGATCCATTGTTTATCGGATTTGACAGAATGTTAGAAAGAATGAATTCTGTTGATACAGTGCATCGCAACACGTCCAATTATCCCCCATATAATATTGTAAAAGTAGACGAAGATAATTTTACTATAGAACTGGCATTAGCTGGTTTTAAAGATGAAGATATTGACGTTACACTAAAAGATGGAGTATTATATGTTGAAGGTAACCAAGGTGATAACGATGAAAAAACATATTTGCATCGTGGGCTATCGGCTCGTTCCTTCCGTAGATCTTTTACAATAGCTGATACCATTGTTGTTAATGGAGCAGATTTTGTAAATGGCATTCTAACCATTTCGTTAGAAAATGTAATTCCTGAAGAAAAGAAACCTCGAAAGATTGCTATCAACAACGGAAATCATAAGGCTGAACTTCTCAACGGGTAAGTACTATTGACAAAATAATAAACTATGTTATATTGATTCTAATAACGGTCAAACCCTATACTGGGTTTGACTTTTAACACACACGGAGAGTAATATGAAAAAGGTAAAACCCATTGGATGGGCAACCACATTGACTGAAATTGCAAGTATTCCTAAAGATATGTGGGATAGCGTAATGACAGTAGAAAAATCCCCACTACAAAATTTAGACCCTATGGTAGGACACATGATCTTTCAGTGTCTATTCTTTATTTGGTCTGGTATTTTTGCATTAATGGTAGGAAGTTATTTGGCATTTGGAATTAGTGCTGCGTTTCACCTATTGCTTATTAGCGGTATTACAATTACAGTTGTGACATTTCGTCAAGCAGAAAACAATCCCGAGTCTCTTAACAATCTTTTAAAATCAGGTCGTAAATATAATGGCCGTGCAAATGGTGGTGAGCATGAGTGAGCAAACACAATATTGCACAACCAAAGGCTTAGGCTGGGCATTCTTGATTATTATTATTATGATGGTAGGTTTACCTATTCTTGGTTCAGCAATTGCTTACCCAGATAATTGTAAGCAATCTATTCTTATTCCGTGTATAGGTTTAGAGTAATGCATATTGTTAGAAAAAAATCTGGTGAAATAATTGCAATCGCATCACGTTTAGAAGATGCGATTTCAATTGCAGATGGTGCAAAAGTTGATAAAGAAGATTATGTTGTTCAAGAGTCAACTGACCAACAAGAACTCGCAGAAGTTTATCGTTCTTATTATGGGACAAGATCACTATGACTGATGATGAAGTACGTGCAGCCGCTCAGAAAGAAGCGGAAAAAACCTTTGATGGCTTCATCTTATGGTCTAAACGAACTACCTATGCTTCGATTGCATTTTTATTGATTGTAGCATCGTGTAACTTTGGGGTAGAGGACGACACCTATCCTGCCTATAATGGCGAACAATATAATCCGTCCAATCTTAATGTAAAGAAATAAAGATAGGAAACAAATATGAAAAATTTAATTACCGCTAGTATTATGGCGCTTTTTGCAACAACGGCATATGCTGAAGATATGACTGTTGAAATGTTGAACAAACGTGATGATGGCGCTAAGATGGTATATAGTGAAGATATCGCACGTATTGACGTAGGTGATACAATCACATGGGTACCAACATCAAAAGGTCACAATGTAGAATTTATTGCGGGCCCAGACGGATGGAAAGCACCAAAGAAATCAAAACTTAACAAAGAAGTGGCGATTACATTTGATACACCAGGCGTATATCTATATCAGTGTTCGCCACACAAAACAATGGGCATGATTGCCATTGTGGTTGTAGGTAAGCCAGAAGGTGAAGCTAAAGATCGTTTGAAAGATGTCAAAGTAAAAGGCAAGTCAAAGAAGAAGTTCAAAGAGTTACTGGCTGATCTATAATGTGTCCAGCATGTTACATTAACGGACTTCTGTTGCTTATATTTGGAGCAACAGGGGCGCAATTAGCCAGCAACCCTTGGATTATTGCACTCAGTACAGTGCTTACTATTGGCGGCTTTTGGTGGATGTGGCGAGCATACAAACGCAGCAAAGGCAAAGGCGGACTAAAAAAGAATCTTAAGATTACGGCTTTGGTTTTATTTGCATTTGCGGCAGGCTATGTTACGGCAGCATATCAAACACATGAGTATTGGCAAGAAGCATATGGTGCTGAGGATCATTTAGAATGAGCAAGCCGAAATGAAAAGTTTAGTTGATAAAATACCAGAGTTTTGTATGAGCCATTGGTTACTTCGTATTCCATTGGCCATCGTATTCCTTCAACAGGGCCTTGATAAATGGCCCGTTGATGCTGGAACAGCAGAGTCCTTTGCACTACCACTAATTGTTTGGGTCTTTGTTGTTTATGGTGAAATTGGTTCAGGAGTCGGATTACTCGTTGGCGGAGTACTTGCCAATTGGTTTAAAGAATTGGGCGATCTAACTACGCGGTTTAGTGGTATTACAATCTGTAGTATTATGACAGGCGTTATTTGGATCGGCGAACCTGAAAGCTTTATGGATGTAATTCTATATGATAACTTTCATGTTTTATTATGGGTAGGTGGAATGTTTTTTGCACTAAGAGGTAATAGAACGTAATGGTAAAACCTAATACCAGTTTCAACTTAGATGTTGATGATATAAATATGATTGATGAAGCGTTGATTGTATTACAACATCAGCGTACCGGCGTTGTAGGATTTGAAATAGAAGCTATTACAAATCTTAGAGCCAAAATTTTTCATCAAAAGAATTGGTATAAACCAAAGGACCGCTTCGCAGGAGGCGGATAACACAACACACAGGAGAACAAAAATGTTTAACGACTTTACAACTAACTACTTTATCGACCATATTCAATCTACAAAGAAAACAATGGTTGATACATTGGTAAAAGACGAAAAATTGTCTGCGCCACTACATGCTTTTATTGAAGCGCAAACATCTTTTACTAAAGTGGCAATGAAATCTATGACTGATTTTATGAATGCATCTGGTGAAACCGCAGCAAAGGTAATGAAATAATGAGTAAAAACCCTTTTGAAATTCGTGCAGATATGTTGCAGATGGCTAAAGAGTATATGGATCAAATCCATGAAACTAACCATATCTATGCAGCCAAAATGATGGAATTAGGTCAAATTCAATTTGAAGAATATCAAAAGATGACTGAACTATATTCAGTCGAGGAGCTCACGAAAAAAGCTACAGAAATGTATTCGTTTGTTTCAAATAAAGATTAAGGAAAAGGGGATCTTCGGGTCCCCTTTTTTTAATTAATCATACACGGTACCAGGATACGGACCTGATGCGTAAGTGTTCATATTTTTATCCATATGACCACCGATAATGGTAGGAGCTTCAACAAATGCATCACCGCCTTTTTGTGTTATAACTGGTGAAACAGTTTGATCCCCACCTTTAATAATAACAGTGTTACCATTTTGAAGAGCTAGATCCGCAATCGCGTCTAAAGCATTAGTTTCAAACCCTGGCGCAACATTCACAATTCTTCTTGCTTGAGCGCTGCTCAACCTTGCATTTGGATAAACCCTACCCGATCCTACTCCCATTCCAGATATAGCTGCGGCTGGCACGTCAAATAGACCTAGGCCGCCAGTACCCGGAGGTCCATAGTTTGCAGATGTAGTAGTTTGCCCACCACCTCCATATTTTGCTGCAGCTTCTGCCATCAGTTGTGAAGTGCCAAGAGCATCATTAATTTGAGATTGAACTTTGTTAATTTCACTTTGTGGCGGTGTTTCACCCAATGCCCATTCCACAATTTTAAGGCCAAGATAATCTCCAGCAAGACCGCCAAGAATTGCGCCAGCAATTCCACCTGCAGGAACTGTAAGCCACGCAAGTGGTCCGCCGAGCAGTCCAGCAGCGCCGCCAGCTAAACCGCCACCACCAGCACCAATAAAGCCGCCAAGCCATGTTCCTAATAGTTTTGTTCTCTGTGATTCTTCAGTCTGTTCCAACGCGCTTAAAATCATAATTAAGTCAACTACTTTAAATGCTACGTTTACTCTATTCAAATAATCAAAGATTTTCATTAAAACATTACGCCATTTTGCAGGAATTTTATCATTGTAATCTTGCAACAATTTTTGTAGGTCGCTTTTTGTGGCTCTTCTATTAGTATTTGCAGGAGCTGCTTTTACAGCAGCAGTTGGTTTAAACGTGGTAGCGCCTTGGGGTTTTCCGATCTGCGTAGGACTATTATTAAAACCAGTCAATGGCTTGTCTATTGAAGGCACAATAGGTTTATTTTGATTAGCAGTTTGAAACCCTGCTACAGACATTCTGTCAGGCAAATACCCCGGGCCTTCTGGTGTAAATGTTGACAATTCTGGGGTAAACTGAGATACCATATTGGCTCTTCTGAATCTTTCGGTTTCTATTTTTCTGGCATCCTCTATTGCCTTAACTCTTTCGACCTCGGCCAGTCTTACTCTTTCAGCTTCAGCAGCTCTATTTAATGATTCTCCATAATTTGCGTATTTACTTCCTCGGCCTTTTTCGTCGAGCATCGGATCAATGTTAGGTGTTCTTCTTGCTATTCTTTTATCGTTTATTTCATCTAATGTTTGTGCTAATTTTCTTGTAGCATTAATAAGAAACGGGGCACCAATCACTGAAGTAATCGCCCCCACCCAAAAACCAAAGCTTGTAATATCTTCTTTAAATTTTTCAATGTCTTCTTGCAATCCTGCTACTGTTGAATTAAGATTAGCGATTGTTTTATCCATATTACCGATAGTAGTTTTTAAATTAGTGAATGTTTCTTGTATAACTGCAGGATTAAATTCACTGATACCTTTTTCCATATTTGAAAATGCGCCATTAAACTGTTCGTCAATAGCACCTTTTAATAGATTATATCCTAGGAAAGCGCCACCTGCCCCTAATGCCAAATTCTTTAAAGAAAACGCATTTCGCATTCCATCTATCATTTTTGCATCACGTTCTTCTTGTGCAGCTCGGTCATTCTTTTTTTCAACAATTTCCTGTTCAGCTTTTAAATTTTCAAAGTCTTCTTGACGCTTTCGATTTTCAGCTGCAGCTTCTTGAATACCCGCTTGCTGTCTGAGTATTTGAGTTTGCTCTGCTACGTTTGTTTGAATTGATGTAAACAAACCATCGAAACGGTCTAATTTGATTTTCACAGATCGTATTGAGTTGGTTCCGCTATTACGAACCAAATCGCCTTCTGCTCTTAATCTTTCTACTATCGCTGTTGTTTCAGCTGAGAGCTCTGCCATTACGCAACCCCATTCTTTTCGTTTTGTTTCTGTATAAAGTCACTTAACATACCAAAATACAAATCTCTTTCAAAAGGTAATAAATTTTCAATCTCTGTTATCGAATATTTATGGTGCTGAGCCAAACTAAATATCATTTGATAATAATTAGCGAGAGTTATATGACTCAGCACTAGACGAAAAAAGATTTCATTCCTTCTATTACGAATGTTTTTTCATTACCTTCTTTATTTGTATATTTCATTTCATGGCGTAGCTTTGGCATTGTTTCAAAGAAGTTTTGTATTCCCCTGATAACTCCACCTTGAATATTTTCCATAAATTGGTCAACTTCATCACTAGTATAATCTTTAAACTCGTGCACCTCATCTTCTGATGCTATTTTATCTAAACAAGATATTAAAATCATATAGTTTATTAAAGGATCTTCAAGATCCGATTCAGCAATTTTAATAAATTCGTCAATAGATGGATACTTTAGGTATAACATAAAATCATCATTAATTTTTATTTCATTAGTATGACCTTCAGGTGTAAGTAGTTTAATTTCTTCAATGTCCATAGTTAATTCAACCGGTTCATCTGTGTCAGGATCCACGATACCAAACGTGATTGTATTATCAACAGATCTCGATCTTAATAATAAGAAAACGTATTCAAGATCAAACATTGCAAGTTCAGTTATGTCCATATCTATAAGACAGTTATTTACTACTTGTTTTGTCGC